CTGATGGTTTTAGAACTATTGCAGGTACAGCGAGAATTGGTGATGTAGAACTCGGCACTGTCAGTAAAATGATACAGCCTGTTATAAATGACATATTTGATAATATTGTTGATTATGAATTTACAAGTGTAGTTCTTAGAGATAAGTCTCAATATAGACTTTACTATAGCGGTAGTGCAGAATCTACAGGTAACTCTAAAGGCATTACAGGTACACTTACAGCTAGAGGATTTGAGTGGACAGAAGTAAAAGGTATACAAGCTCCTGCTGTAACTTCTGGTTTTAACTTTGCAGGCAGAGAAAAAGTTTATCACGGAGACAGAAGCGGTTATGTTTATAATCATGATACAGGAAGTGCTTTTAATCCTTCAGGAACTGAAACAAATATATTAGCAGAGTACCAGTCACCAGACTTTGATTACGGAGACTTTGGAACTTTAAAAACTATAGATCACGTTAAGGTATCTTTAAGACCAGAAGGAGCAACAGATCCTACATTAAGAGTTAGGTTTGATTTTGACACTACAGATAAAATACAACCTAATGATGTTTCATTAGAAACAAATGATCCTGCTATTTTTGGATCTTCTACTTTTAGCGGAGGAGCTAAATTTGGTGCGCCAGAAGCTCCATTAATAAGACAAAGCATACAAGGAAGCGGACACAGTAACTTCTTTAAAATTTTTAGTGAGGACACAAACGCTCCTTACACAATAAACGGACTATATATAAATTACAGACCATCAGGGAGACAATAGAAAATGGCTCAGACATATACCAGACAAAGTTCATTAGCTGATGGCGATACTATCACCGCTGCTCTTTTTAATAATGAATACAACCAACTCTTAAACGCTTTTGCTTACTCTTCAAGCAGCGCAGATTCTACAGGTCATAGACATGATGGTACTGCGGGGCAAGGCGGTAACATACACACTATAGGCGATATAGACTTTTTAAATAAGATAGTTGCTGATGGTACAAACAATAGATGGGGAGTATATGTAGAAGTATCGAGTGCGGCTGTAGAACAAATACGCATACAAGACGGAGCTATTGTTCCTGTTACAGATAACGATATTGATTTAGGCACAAACTCTCTAGAATTTAAAGATGCTTACTTTGATGGCACAGTAACTTCTGATGCCTTTGCAGGGCCATTAACAGGAAACGTTACAGGGAACGTTGCAGGAAACGTTACAGGGAACGTAACTGGAACAGCGGCTACTGTAACTACTGCTGCTCAATCTAATATAACTTCATTAGGAACGTTAACAACTTTAACAGTCGATAATGTTATAATTAACGGAACAACTATTGGACATACATCAGACACTGATTTAATGACACTATCAAGCGGTGTATTAACAGTAGCAGGAGAAGTAGACGCAACAAGTTTAGACATTAGTGGTGACGCAGATATTGATGGTACTCTTGAAGCTGATGCTATTACAATAGGTGGTGTTACATTAGCAGAAACAATTAGTGATACTGTAGGAGCTATGGTTAGCTCGAATACTGAAACAAATATAACTGTAACTTATGAGGATAGTGATAATACATTAGACTTTGTAATAGGTACTCTTAATCAAGATACTTCTGGAACAGCAGCACTAGCAACAACAGTTACATTATCTGCAAACAACAGCACAGACGAAACTATATTTCCAGTTTTTGTTGATGGGGCTACAGGAACTCAAGGATTAGAAACTGATACAGGATTTACTTATAACCCAAGTTCAGGCAAATTAACCGCTACAGAATTTGTAGGTAACATAGATGCTGTAGACGGAGACTTTGATGGTACGCTTGAAACAGACGCACTATCTATAGGTGGAACAACAGTTACGTCAACTGCTGCAGAGCTAAATATATTAGATGGTGTTACTTCCACAGCATCAGAACTTAACATTTTAGACGGAGTTACATCTACTTTTACAGAGCTTAATCTTCTTGATGGAGTTACAAGCACCACGGCAGAGTTAAACATTCTTGATGGCGTTACAAGCACCGCAGCAGAACTTAACATTCTTGACGGAGTTACAAGTACCGCAGCAGAATTAAATATTCTTGACGGGGTAACTAGCACCTTTACTGAACTTAACTTACTTGATGGCGTTACTAGCACTACAGAAGAGTTAAACATTTTGGATGGTGTTACAGCTAGTGCAGCAGACATTAATCTTATAGATGGAATAACAAACGGAACTGTTATAGCAAGTAAAGCTCTTATAGCTGATGCAAATATTGATATTACTGGTGGTAGACATATTACTATTAGTGGTGAACTAGATGCTGCAACCTTAGACATATCAGGTGATGCAGACATAGACGGAACTTTAGAAGCTGATGCAATTACAGTTAACGGTACAGCTTTGGCAAGTGTTATTGCAGGAACTACAGTAGCAAATGCAACATTATCTGCTACAGCTACAGTCACAGATAGCACAGCTAACACTAACTTTCCTGTAATATTTCATGATGAATCTAATGCTTTACTAGACGATACAGGAGCATTAAGATATAATCCTAGTACAGGACAACTACTAGTACCTAACCTTACTGTAGCAGGAACAACTACTACAGTAGATACAGTTACTATGGAAGCTTCAAATGCAATTATATTTGAAGGAGCTACAGCAGATGCCCATGAAACTACATTAACTGTAATTGATCCAACAGGAGATAGAACAATAGGATTACCAAATGTATCCGGTACTCTTCCAGTTCTAGCTGCTGCATCAACTACACAGATTAGTTCTACACCAGAAGAAATTAATATCCTGGATGGAGTTACCTCAACTACAGCAGAATTAAATATACTTGACGGTGTAACAAGCACAGCAGCAGAATTAAATATACTTGATGGGGTTACAAGTACCGCAGCAGAATTAAATATACTTGATGGGGTTACAAGTACAGCAGCAGAATTAAGTATACTTGATGGGGTTACAAGTACCGCAGCAGAATTAAATATACTTGATGGGGTTACAAGTACCACAGCAGAATTAAATATACTTGATGGGGTTACAAGTACAGCAGCAGAATTAAATATACTTGATGGGGTTACTTCAACTGCTGCAGAAATTAACATTTTAGATGGTGTAACTAGTACCTTTACTGAACTTAACTTACTTGACGGCGTTACAAGCACAACAGCAGAACTGAACATCCTAGATGGAGTGACATCAACTGCCGCAGAACTTAACATCTTAGACGGTGTGACAAGCACAGCAGGTGAATTAAATCTTATTGATGGTGGAGCAACAGTAGGAACAACTGCTGTAGCAGATGGTGATGGTATTCTTCATAATGATGCAGGTACTATGAAAGTTACAAGTGCCGCTACCTTTAAAACATATTTTCAAGCAGGACTATCAAGTGCAGCAGATGATATAGCAGCAGGAGATGCTGCAATAAACATAACAACAAGCTCAGGAAACATTACAATAGATGCAGCTGCTAATGATAGTGATATAATATTCAAAGGAACAGATGCTACTGCTGATATTACCATGCTTACACTTGACGGTTCAGACGCAGGCTCAGCTGCTTTTAATGATAAAGTTACTATCGGTGACGGCAAATTAGTTCTTAACTCAACTGCTGTTACTTCAACTGGAGCAGAGTTAAACATACTAGACGGAGTGACATCAACTACTGCAGAGCTAAACATATTAGACGGAGTAACTTCTACAGCTGCTGAATTAAATATTCTTGACGGAGTAACATCAACTGCCGCAGAACTAAACATTCTTGATGGAGTTACCTCTACAGCCGCAGAGTTAAATATCCTAGATGGTGTGACAAGTACTGCAGCAGAGTTAAACATTATAGATGGCAATACAAGTGCTACTTCTACAACTCTTGCAGATGCAGATAGAATTGTTGTAAACGATAACGGAACTATGGTTCAAGTAGCTTTAACTGATGTAGACGCTAGAGACTTTGCAATAGTAACTACAGCACCTTCAGGCGATCAGTCAGCTAAGAAAACTGGTTTTGTTTGGTACGTTGTATAATACAAGGAATAGATAATGGGTATTAGAGTATGGGATGGTGATTCGATTGAAACACCTGATCCAATTTTAGTAAAAGTAACAAACGGAAATTTACGATTTGTAAACTATGCTGTTGTTTTAGAAACAGATGGTTCTTTAACTACAGTATTTAATGCTATTAGACAGACTACTAAAGATACAGCAACTACTAAAACTACATCAACTGGCGGCACTACAAACACTACTACAACTTATAATACAACACTTGCTACAGCCACAACTAGAGCTACTTCAACAACTAGAAGCACTACAACAAGTTATAATACTACTAGAGCTACTGGAACTTCACACGCTACTACAACAAGTTATAATACTACTAGAGCAACTTCAACATCTTTTAATACTACAACTACTTTTAGTACCAGTTTTAATACTACAAGAGGCACTAGCAAAAGCACTACTACAACTTTTGCCACTAGCAGAAATACCAGTTTTAACACCACTCATTTTACAGCAGATGAAAATACTGTTGGTAATGTAACGATAACCACAAGCAGAAGCACTTCTTTCAACACAAGTAGAAGTACAACAACTACGTTTAACACAAGTTTTGCTACAAGTAGAAATACAACGAGATCTACAGCTACAAGTAAAAACACAACTACAACTTTTGGAACTTCACACTCTACTACAACAAGTTATAATACTACTACGACTTTCGGTACGTCACATGCTACTACAACAACTTTTAATACAACAACAACTTTTAATACTACAACAACTTTTGCTACAACAAAAACTACAGCTACAGATGCGTCAGTAAATACTACTACAACTTATAATACGTCAACAGCAATATTTGTAAGAGTAACTGCTACAGGAAATACTGGATCAGTTTTTGATACTGAAGTAGCTTCAGCAGGAGCGCATAGTGCTAGGTATTGGGATGGAAGTTCTTGGACAGGATAAAGTAAATGACAGTAAAAGAAGAAATAAAAATAATAAACAGAAGAACAGAAGAAACATTAGCAATTTTATTAGAGCATTTTAAAGAAATGGAAGAACGTATGGATGCTTTAGAAAGAAAGAAAATGTGTAAGTGTAATAATAACGGAGTTTAAAATGGCAGAGAATGAAGCACATACAGATCCAGATGAAATACAAAAACTTAACAGAAGACTTGCAAGTTTTTGGGATATTATTTCAAAACGTCTAGAAGCAATAGAAGAAAAAGTAGACGCTCTAGAAAAAAATGCCTCTTGAAACACTAGCATTTAATGATGTACTGAATAATGATATAGCCCATTTTTTTAAATCAGGAAATATCAGAAGAGCAACAGTAAATAAACAACTAGATAAGATACATCATTTGTTACCGCTGAAAGGTAATCATGAAACAAATTTAGAATACGATATTTGGTATGACTTTAAAAACGAAAAGAAAATAAGAGGATATGTCTATACAGACATTATGACGAAGTTTGTTTATATTAAACCTGCTTCTTCTTTATATTCTTTAAAGCTTTTAAGAGAATGTGTAAGAGGAGAAATTACACAGGAAGGAGAAAAAATCTTTGACGCTATTGCTAATAAAAATGCAGATAAGTATAATTTACAAACTACAGATATAGATTATCCTTATGTAGTTTTTTTAGCAGGTACAAATATTTTAGAAGAAATTACAGATGATGTTAAACTTTTAAAAGCTATAAAAGAAGAAGGTGCTAAATTAAAACCTCATCCTTTAACATCTCCTTTTACAATGTCTTTTTTAAAAGCAAAGTATGGTAAAGATTCTTTAGTAAATAAAAATCTATCAGGACATGAGATTTTAAATAGAGCAAAAGTTGTAGGATGTACTACTAATTCTGAAATGGGATTGATAGCTTTAGCACAAGGTAAGCGTGTTAATTTATTTGATAGACCTAAGATAGCTTGTAAAACTTATACACATATCTATAAAGTTTTATTTGAACAAGGATACCCAGTAATAAATGATTTTAAAAGATTGTTATCAGCAACTAACTCTGGCTTAATTTATCATGCAGCAGAACAACCCAAAGAAAATATAAAAAACTTTTTTCATTATTTTAATAAAGTAGAACATGTTAAACCTAACAGACCTAAAAGTCTTAATACTAGAAAGTAATAACTTAACTAATCTTACAGTTAACTCTTTAGAAAAAAATACTCCACAAGTATCTTATAAAGTAATAACTAAAAAAGAACAAACAAACAGTAGGATAGGTACAGCATTACTAAATACTAAAGGAATAACTTTAGTAGTTAAAAGCGGTATAGTTTTAGAATTAAAAGAAGGAGACATACCTTCTATAGAACAATTAGAAGCTGTTGATATATGTGTAAGCAGAGAAGCAGTTTTTATAGATCACAATAGATTATCAGAACATTATCGTTATGTAGATAATACATTAACAAACGGAGTTGTTGATTTAAATATTTTTATTATTAATCCTGCAAGATGGAAAGATGTTCCAGAAACAGATACTGGAATATTAAACGATGTTAAAAAATTATTTATACCTAGATACATGCATCACAAAAATGATATTTTATTACAAGAAGAAGCAACAGCAACAATAGATGCTTTTAACTATGGAGTTCTTGGAGAGCAAGCAAGTGTCTTTAATTACATAGATTGTATTGAAGCAGATACTATAAACATGTTAGAAACTTATGGTTATTGTTTTGATAAATTACTTCCTTATTTAAAAGGAATACCTAAAAAAGAAAAAGAAAGAATTAAATTTTTAGCTAACAAAACAAATATTAAAATTAAAAACACTAGAGAAAAAATGCACCGCTTAAATACAGGAACAATATAATGGATATGGAAACGTGGAACATACTTGTAACTTTAATTATAGCTCCTGTAGTCTACAGTATTCGACAGAACTTTGTAGAGGTTAAGAGAATAGATGTTCTTTTAAATAAAACTAGAGAAGAAGTAGCTAAAGGCTATGTTACTAAAGAAGAACTAGAAAATAATATGGATCGCGTTATCCGTATGCTTAATAAACTAGAAACAAAACTTGATAAACTTTTTGAAGTTAAAACTAATTAGGAATTAATATGGCACGTAAAAGACATAAAAAGAAAAGATTAGACTATCGAACAGGTGGCCGTGTAGAGTTAGCTAGAGGCGGAAAGAATAGCTCTGGTCAAGCTAAAGGGAAAAAAGCTCAAGTTAAAGCACCTAAACGTGTTACTTTGCCTGCTACTAAACGTCCTGTTCCTACACCTGTACCTGTTCCAATACCACAAAATGAATACAGGGCTGGAAGTGAAGAAGCTGATACAGGAGTTCCAGCAAATATACCACCAGCTAACAACGCACCAGTTTACAACCCAGTAGCTTCTTCCCCGTATGTTGCTCCTTCAACAGTTGTTAGTGAAGAACCTGATATTAGCGGAGGCTCAGACGGTAGAAATAATCCTGATGGTGGAGGCGGTAGTAGTAGTTTTGTTGCAAACAAAGGACAAGACAGAAAGAAAGATGAAGATACTGGAACGGTAAACACTCAAAAAGAAAACGAGCGTAATATTTATACTGCTGAAACAGAAAAGAAAATAACAGCCGCTAGAGACACAGCACTTTTATCTCGTAAAGGCGAAACCATAGTTCCTGACATTCCAAGTATTAGCGAAGATCTCGGCACTAAACTAGACACAGATGCTACAGAAGTTGTTACTCCTGATACAGATATACAAACGATTAACGAAGAGACTGTAGGGGATTTTGAAGCTTCGGCTTCTACAGCAGATTCTGATTTTTCTACAGCAACAGCTCCTACAGCTAGTGCAACAGCAGCAACTGAACAAGACGCTATAACAGCCTCTACTATGGTTCGTGCAGCAAATGTAACTCCTTCTGCTGTAAACTCAGCTACAGGAACTTTATCTTCAGAAGCTCAAGCACAAGTAGAAGAAATTAGAAATCTATCAGGTGCAGCAGTAGCTGCGCAAGTTTCTAATTCTATAATAGAAGCAAGTAAAGCTACTAATGTTAATGCTATAATTTCTGCAGGAGCATACGTTCCTCAAGTTTCAGGAGTAGCCGGACAGCTTTCCTCTACTTCAGATGCTGAACAACAAACAAGAGAAGCTATTACAGGCTCTTCTGCAACCTCTATTGAAACTACTATTATTAATAGTATAGGCTTTGATGCTGCTCAGAGGAGCGCAGTACAAGGTACATCAAGAACAGGGTCTGCTGCTTTAATGGTAGCTCAAATATCAGACATACCTCCAAGTATTACTGCAGCTATTGTAGCTGATCCTACAACAGTAGAAGCTAAAATAGATTCTCAACCTGTAGATGTTCAAGCAGCAATAGCCGCCTTACCAACAGAAGCCTTAGTTAGTTCTCAGATGGAAACATTATTAGGAGGTTTAGAAAGCGGCACAGTTCCTGCTTGGGCTAAGCCTGCAGTAGATGCAGCTAATCAAAACATGGCTCAACGCGGTATGGAAGTTTCGTCTGTAGGAAGAGATGCTTTGTTTAATGCTATTATTCAAATGACTTTTCCTATTGCTCAGAATAACGCACAAGCTTTACAGACTAGAGCAGCTCAAAATTTATCTAATGAACAACAAGCTAATTTAGAAGGAGCTAGATTAGACATGACCAGACGTATGACTAACGTAGCTAACCAACAAACAGCAGCTAGTCAAACAGCACAGAACGCACAACAAATGTCAGTAATGCAAAGCCAGTTTAATCAAGACGCTGTAATAACTACAGCACAACAACAACAACAAACACGTTTAGCTAACTTACAAAACCAACAACAAGCTGCAACATTAAACGCACAGAACCAACAAGCTATGAACTCTCAAAATTTAGCTGCAGGAACACAAATAGATTTAGCTAATTTACAAATACAAGATGCAACAGCTAGAGAAAACATGTCAGCTTCTCAACAAGAAAAAATGCTTGAGTATCAAACAGCAGCAACTTTCTTATCACAGAACGCAGCTTTTGCTAACGATATGAAAAAAGCTAATCTTAGCACAGATCAACAAATGCGTTTAGCTAATCTTAGCGCACAGAACCAAGCTTCTACAGAAAATTTAAATGCTTCTCAACAGACTGAGTTAGCTAATTTAAATAAACGTATGCAAATGAATTTAAAAAATTCTGAGTTAGCTCAACAAATGGGATTAGCTCAGCTTAATGTAGATCAACAAAAAGCTATGCAAAACGCTACTATGACAGCTAACATGGATATGACTAAGTTTACTACGGAACAACAAGTAGAACTTGCTAACAGTAAATTTATGCAAACTGCAGGTCTTACTAATTTAAATAACGAACAACAAGCAATACTACAAAACGCTACAGCTTTAGCGTCTTTAGATATGGCAACATTAGATCAAAGAACTAGAATTTCTGCACAGAATGCTCAGTCTTTTTTAAACATGGATATGGCTAATCTTAGTAATGCTCAACAAGCTACTATGCTTTCTGGACAACAAACACAACAAGCTATGTTAAGTAATCAAGCGGCTGAAAACGCATCTAAACAATTTAATGCTACAAGTGAAAATCAAACTAATCAATTTATGACTAGCCTTGCACAACAGGTAGAACTAACAAATAAACAACAGTTAAATGCTATGTCACAGTTTAATGCAAATACAAAAGCTACAACAGAAGCTCAAATAAGAGGTTTAACATCTGATGAAGCAAAACTTAATGCTCAATTAGCTACACAAGTTAGTCAGTATAATGCGCAGTCAGCTTACGATAGAGCTAAATGGAACGCTACTAACGCACAAGCCGTAGAACAATCTAACGTAGCATGGCGTAGACAAGCAAACACAATTAATACTGCAGCAGCTAATCAAATTTCTATGCAGAACGCTCAGAATATGTTTGGTATGTCACAATCAGCTCAAGCATTTTTATGGCAAGAATTAAGAGATAGAGCAGCTTATGAGTTTCAAGCAGCAGAAAAATACGAAGATCGTAAAACACATCTTATAGCACAATCATTAAGTAACGAAGCTACTAGCGCACAGTATTGGGATAATTTAAAAAGTTCTAATCTTGATAAAGTATTTTCAGCACTCGGATCTTTTGTTATTCCAAAAACAGAAGCATAATTAAATAGGAGTTACACGTTATGGCATTATTACCATTTTTAGCAATAGGAGCTTTATTGGCTTCTTCTAAAAAAGTTAGAAAAGAAATTAGTCGTTTTGCTAAAAAAGTTAAAAAGAAATTAAAGAAAGTAGTTAAGAGTAAAGCTTTTAAAATTATTGCAGCAGCGGCGCTTATAGTTACAGGAGCGTATTTTGTAGCAGGATTGGTTCAATCAGGCGCAGCCGTATCAGCAGCAGCAGGCACAGCAGGGGCTACTACAGCAGGCACGACAGCCGTAGCTGGTACAACTGCTGCAGCCACGCAAGCAACTATAGCTGCTAATGCAGCGGCAACAACAGCAGCAAGTACTTCAGGAATAGTAGCTCGAACAGCAACAGCAATAGCTAACGGAGCTAGGACAGCTTATACAGCCGTAACTAATACAGCTATGTCAGCAGGCGGATCTACTTCTCAGTTTCTTGCAAACGGTTTAAGCGCAATAACTAATAAAATTGCAGGAAAAACTGGAGGTTTTGATACAAGTACTTTTGCTTCTACTCCTGCTGATGCAGCTAGAGATCAAGCTATGGCTATAGCGTCTAATCCTACTGGAGTAGATCCTTCTTTATATGCTTTAGATACTTCTAAATTTACAGGAAAATCTATGGCAAATATAGGGGATACCTCTATGAGTACTGATTCAATACTAAATTACAATCCTATATCTGCAAAAAGAGGTACTAATTTTACTATAGCACCTGATCCAACAAAAATTGTAAGCAGAACACCTATGGAGTTAGCTCAAGACGCAACTGCTCAAAGCATAACTCAAGAAACAATAGCAGCAGAAACAGGTGCAAAAGCATCAAACAGTTTACTAAGCGCATCTACAGTTAAAGAAGGTTTAGATAAGTTAACTGAACCTACCGCTGCTAATGGAGGTGCTTACAACCCTTCTTATGGTCTTCTTCAAGAAATGGAAGTTGCTCCTTTGTTTACTCCAGAAGCTATGGAAAACTTTGCTACACATTATCCAGGCGCAAACAAAGAGTTTATGTTTGGTGGACAAATAGATAATACTGCTTACATGAAAACTAAGCAGGGCTTACATAATTATTAAACGGAGATACTAATGGCAGAACCAACTTATAGCAGAGAAGGACTAGAACATCTAGCAACAACAGGTGGGCCTGTTCCTGGTCAGTCTCTAACAAACAATCCTGAAGAACCGTATGATTGGGAGAAAGCTCCTAAGTTTACTGCTGTAACTCCTGCTTTAGATACAATTTTTGTAGAATTAACAGAGCCTGAAACTTACCATGATCTTATGGATCTTATGCACAAAGGTGTTCCTATAGGTAATATTACAGATATTCTTATTTATAAAGGATTTACTTCTGGACTATGGAATCCTGATTTAGCTGTTATGCTTTTAGAGCCTGTTATGTATATGCTAATTGCTCTAGCTACACACGGAGGAATTGACGAGCCTGTGTTAGATGATGAGGCTGAAGTTATGGATTCTGATGAACAATTAACTGAAGTTCAAAAAGTTATTGAAACAGCTAAAGAAAAAATTATACCTGCTTTAACTACAACAGGTATCCCTAGAGAAATACAACAACGAGTAGAAACTTTAGAAATTCCTGAAAGCCCTTCAGAAACTCCTAGTTTACTCAGCAAACCAGAGGTAGAACAATAATGGCTATAAGTATAAGTAGTGATCCTCAAGTACAAAAAATGGTATCGGACTCATCAAAGAACCTTAAACGCGCAAAAAAAACAAGCAAAGCTTCTTCGATTATTGTGCCTGCTGTATTAACCTATGATGCTGCTTCTAAAGCAAAAGCAAAAAAAAGAGGACTAGAGTTTTGGCAAAGTAACGATCCTGAAGTAGCTAAACAATATGGTTTTATAAATCGAACTATAGCTTGGAGAGAAGATCATACAGAAAACTACGGCTTAGGCCCAGGATGGAAAGATGAGTATAGAAGAATAGAACGTAATAAATTTATGGATGATAAAATGGCTTCTGGTGCAGGTATTGATAAGGGTCAAAGAGCATTCTTATTAAAACAGGTTAATGAAGATATAGAAGACGATATTGTTACTCGTAGTAGGTTATTAGATTTATCAAATGAGTTTGCGCTTAGTGCTGATGAAACAGCAGCACAAAAAAGAACCTCACTATATGCACCTTATAATAAAGCTAGAATGAACCAATTTAAAAATATTGTAAATAACTCAGGTGTTATAAGAGACTTAGGAGGTTTATTTACAGGAAGTAAAAAATATAAAGAAGGAGACAGTACTCCTCAAACGGATTCTATGGCTTCTCTTTTAAAAGAAATGAATCGAAAATCTAATGAGTGGGATGAAGCTACAGGAAAATACGAAGCAGCAAAAGATAATAACAGAATGTCAAATTTGTTTATAATAAAAGGAGATACTGGAGCTGGGCCACTTGAAGTAACAGGAAAATTTGCTGAATTTTCAACCTTAGCACAAGGTAATGTTGAGAAAGATCCTAGATTTAAGGGAGACACAGCTTTCAAAATAACTTGGTCAGATGATGAATCAGGTAAATCAGGAGAGCTACAGGCGTATGACATGAACAATAGAATGTCAAAAACTACGAAACAAGCTTTCTGGACACAAGTTGGCATGATTGCTTCTGCAAACAAATATGTATATGACAAAACTTTTGCTGATGATTCTAGTATGGGTATTAAAACTTTCAAAGATTTTATGCAAAACGCTATAGATCGCGTTTATAATGATAAAAGATTAACAGGTATAAACACATCTTATAGTGGAACTGGTAAATATGAACAATCTTATAGTGCTGTAGTGAATAAAGCTCGAGGTGTAGGCATACAATTTCTGCCATACACTCCGCAAGAAATGCGTGAACAAACTTATGGTATGTTAAAACAAGGCGGTATTGGTTATCTAGACGGTGGTATATCAAACGAGCAAAAAATTAGACATGATAATGCTGTAATCAAGACTCAAAATGCGTTAAGTAATGGCGAACAGTTTGATGGTCGAGCAGTACAAGTAATTACAAACGTAACAAAACAGCTTAGTAAAGGTAACTTTTTAAATAAAAATGAACAAGATAACTTTGTGAAGTTTGTTGACGCTCTTGAAAAAGAAGGGGTAACTGAGGAGACACAATACTTACGTAACTTAGTTATGGATCCTAGCAGTTATGCAACTGATACCGATACTATGCTGATAAACGAAAAGAAAGATACACCTAACAACTTAGGCTACGCTAACACTTTGTCTCCTGATGAACTAGATAACGTTATTAGTAAAGATAATAAAAACCCTTTGCCTTCTATAACTATGGAAGATTTTAAAACAGTAGACGATTATTTTAAATCTACAGACAAAGTAGATTTTAATGTAACAGAAGCTTTTAAAAATTTATATTCGACAGTAAAAGGTTTAAAAACAGACTTTTTAGATTACGCTGAAACAAAACTACCTGATCCAACTAGGTTAGAATATACTGACGCAACTATAAAGAAAAGCGAAGATGACCTTAAAGAACTTTATAATGAAGTAGCTCCTATTGTTAAACTAAAAACTAAACAATTAGTTGCTGAGGCTCCGCCAGCTATTAAAGGCTTTATGAAATCCGTAGAAAAAGCAACAGGCTCTTTCTTTACGAACTCTAACAAGGCTATTACATCAGGTGCGTTAACTACCTTTGCTGTTGTAGATGCTACAAAATACGGCACAGAATTACTTGAGTTAGCTAAAGAAACAGCGATAAAAACTCAAGATAAAATTGTAGAAATGTATGATAGTACAGAAGAAGCCAGAAAAGATATTAAAGATCAAGCAAAACTTATGACGTTTTATGATGAAATTACAAAACCTAATTGGCAAGCCTTTAAAAGAAACGTAGTTGATGATTATAAAACATTTGCTTTAAATAATAATTTAAATCAAGAAGACTTTATGAAAGCTTTAGAGTCTGTTTATGGGCCGTTGTTTGAAAAAATACAAGACAGTTCATTATATCCGCACCAGTTACGTAATAACAAGAGCTTACTAGCACCTGAAGAAAAGGATTAATATGGCCGTTAATAACCCTACGACGAGTGATTGGGTAAGATTTCAACAAGACCATCCAGATTTGTTTTTAAGTACTACGTCTGAAAAAGAAAGAAAGAACGCTGTTCTTAAACAAACTCAAGAGTTAGCAAATCTAAATATTCCTATCCAACAAAAAACTACAGAACCAGAGCCTGTAGATTTACCTGTGGAAGAAGAAGAAGAAAAATCTATATACGATAATCCTACTATTAAAAAGTATCTAAACAAAAATACTTTAGTAAAAGAAGAAGACTCTCGATGGAGCGAGGATTTACAAAGCGACATGCTTCGTAATAAATCTATATATGATGATCCTGTTATTCAAAAATATTTAACTCCACAAGCAACTAAAAATAACTTAGATACCTCTCTTGATTCTTACAGCGATAAAGAATATGACTTGTATGATTTAGATGAAGACCAAAACTATCAAAAAGTAGCTGAACGTTTTTTAAGATCTATAGGAAGTAATGAAAATATTTATGAAAATTTAAGAGATGCTAAATATAGTATAGGAGATGCTGTTTCTTTAGCTTTAAGATCAGGTAATTGGGATCAACAAACAAAAGATGATTATAAATATTTAAAAACTACATTTGATAACGCTGATCTAGGAGGAACTGGACATATTCTTCAAGCTACTAAAGACATAGCTATTGATCTTGTATTTGATTTACCTAATCTATTAGCTGTTCCTTTTATTGCGTCTACAGGAGGCTTAGGAGGCGTGGCATTAGCTGGAGCTGCTAAGTTTGGAGCAACACAAGCCTTTAGACAAAGTGCTAAAAAATTATCACAAGACTACGCTAAGAATAAATTAATGAGAACAGCTAGTATAGGCATGACTGAAGGAGCGTATGACGCAGGAGTTATAGGAGTATCTAATCAACTTAGTGATATGCAAACAGGGATAAGAGAAAACTTTAGCGCACCACAAGCAGTAGGCATGACTTTTGGAGGAGCTGCTTTAGGAGGCGGGGCTGCTTATGGTTTAGTAAAAGCAGCTAATGCTATGGCAAGAAGAAATTTAAATAAATATGTAGAAGAAAGCGGTATTGATGCAGAACGTGTAAAAGATGCCACAGCTGAAAACGTTAAACTATGGAGAAAAGAATTAAAACTTGTAGATAATGTATTAGGACAAATTACAGGTAAGGCTACTACTCCTTATAAAACATTAGGCGAAGAGTCTCAAATGATGCGTCAGTTTTTATTAAACATACGGCATGATGCTATGCGTAGAGTAACTGATAAAGGACTTGATGATGTTGCCCAAGTTAATTTTGGTGGAGCAGCAAACGCTAGAGGCGCTGATTATTCTTTACGTATGCAAAAAGCTATGAAGAATTTAGAAGGCAAATTTGGAAAAGTAGATCCTCAAGATAACTCGGATATTTTATATTTATTAACTAGGAAAAACTTTGAGTTAAGTGATTATGTTAACTTAGTAAAACGTGGAAGAAAAGGCGAAAATGATGTTTATTCAATTACAGGGGAAATCCTTAGACCTGTAGACGGAGAGGATACTGGTGTTACTAGAGCAATACCTGACAACGTTCTTAAAGCAGCTAAAGGAATAGAAGATACGTTTGCTAAAATTTATGGTGACGGTTTTGATCTTACAAAAATAGGCGGGCTACAAGACGGAACTACTTTTAATTTATTCGATAATGTTACTGAAAAAGTAGCTAAATATTTTCCTAGACACTGGAAAATTAGAGCTGTTGAAGAAAATACTGAAGAGCTAGAAGGTATGCTAGTAGCTTCTAGACATACAGATATGCGTTTAGAACGAATGACAGATGAAGGAATTGAAGAATTAAATTTATCTGACGGAGTTACTCGATATGTTTTAGATTTTGATGCAGATGGAAAAGTAATTCCTGAAAGCATGTCGCGTGTAGATAACAAGGCTAAGAAATTTATTAAAGTAACAGAAGACACAATAGATCAAAAAGTCTTTGGTGGCGTTCTTGATCCCACAACTAACAAACCTTTTCTTGAAAAGTATAACGGCTTTGAAGATATGGCTTTAGAGTCTATAAAGAAAAAATATAAACTTCAAGGTATTAAAACTAAAAAAGAATTATTAAAATTTGATTCAACTATAGCAGACGAGTTTGATTTAACAGCTAGAAAATTTAAAGCTAAAGTAATTGTACAAAACATGCTTAATAAAAATTCTCCTAAGTATAGGCATTTAAGAAATGCAGATGAAGGATCACTAGGCGGTACAAGTTTTTTACAAGAAAGGGCTTTTGATGATTTACCTGATGCACGATTAATTGAAGCAGGGTTTATAGACTCAGATATACAAAAAGTAAGTATGGATTATGCTTTATCTATGGGTAAAACTATTGAACGAGCGCAATACTTTGGAAGAAGTGAACGAGAGTTTGGCGATAATTATATTATACCTATTATAGATGAGCTAAATGAAGCAGGTGTAAAATTTGATGAGTCTAATCTTGTCGATAGTCTTACTAAATTATATAAAGTTACTTCAGGAGTACAAGTAAATAAAACTCCAGGGCCTCGGATAGCACAACAGTTTATAAGAGGCGCAGGAGATGTTATTAAAGTATCTCAACAACTAGCTCATTTACCTTTCGCTACATTATCAAGTATAACAGAGCCTTTAATTGCTTTATCTAGAGCTGATGTTCCTGACGCAAACGCTTTTGCTACAGAGTTTGCTAGAGCAGGAGGTAAACAAATTAAGAAAAATCTTATTAAAGTTTTTGATAGGATGCAAAACTTAACAGGTAAAAAAACTAAGTTGTTTAAAGAACTAGATGATGAAGATTTTTATGACGCTTATCATGCAGGAGTAGCTACTGAAAATGCTATTATGGATAAAATTGAAGGCATGTATGGTGAAGGATTAGACTCTAATGTAGCTAAGAAAATCTCTAATGCTTTTTTTAATATAAATCTTTTAACTCCGTGGACACAAGCAGTACAAATGGGCGCTTATAGATTTGGACAACAGAAAGTAATTAGAATATTAGGTGAGTTAGACGAAGGTACTAATTTTTATGGTGTAACATTAGATGCTAAAGCAAGACAAAGAAGATTAAATCAATTACATGAAATAGGAATAGATTCAAGCTCAGCCGTAAGGGAATACAAAGCCTATAAAGATTCTAACGGAGACTTTGATGAACATGGTTTTAGAGAAAGTGAGTTTTTTGATAAAACAATAAGTCCTTCTACTGCTATGTTTTCTAGAGAAATAATTCTTAATCCGTCTGCTGCTGAAGGAAGCAAACCTTTATGGATGAACAGTTATGGCGCTCAAATCTTTGTACAGTTTGCAGGATACCCTACAGCATTTAATAATACAGTTATAAAAGGAATGGCAAGGAATATAATTAGAGATCCAACAGGAAATATTCCTAAAATAATGGCGGTTACTACCATGATGACAGGAGCTGCAGCTATAACTAATGCTATAAGAAGCGAAGGTAGAAGTGTTTTTGACGCAGAAAGTAATGAAGAAATTATAGGAGATGCTGTAAGAAGATGGGGTGGATATGGGCCTTATGAATATATATATCGGTATATAGAAGGGAGCGCAAATAATCAAGGCGTAGCGGCTTTACTTAAAGCACCTGCTGGGCCTATTGTTGCTGACATAGTAGATATGATAATTTATAGGCAGGGTCTGCCTGAAGTTCTTCTGCAAAACATGCCAGGATGGGGAGCTTTAGATAGAGACACAAGAAGAGAACTTAGAAAGTTTGCTAAAAGTTTTGGTAAAGAATTTAATTACAATAGAGTAAAAGGTGGAAGTTTACAAGGTTTTGCTGAAGGCGGTAAAGTAACTGCATCAACACAACAAAATGAAATTTATCAGTTTTTAATAAGAGATGAAGATGAGTATACTTATGAAAGTTCTTCTGCTATTTCTTTATATAAAAAAGAAGATTTACCAGATCTTGATATTAAAGATACATTCTATATAAACTTAAAAGGCTTTACAGTTAAAGATAAATATGATGCTTATCGTAAGTCAGATACTATTGGTGTACCTGTATATAAAGCTAAAGGTAAAGGTAACATAGCAGGTAAAATTAAATTTCATAAACTTTTAGAATTAGATATTAAATCCCCTACAATAGAAGCTGTTCAACAAAGTATAAATAAAAACAAAGATAAAATAATATACACAGACACAGTAATTGCTAAAGAAATTATTAAAGAAACAGATTATCAAATTACACTTAGAGAAGATGTGCTTAGAGATGATCCTAATAAAACTAAAGATATAATACAAAGAATAAAAAGAAGTAAAAGTTTTTTAGTTAGGAATGAAATACTTAAATTAGGATATGATGCTATTAAAACTAAAGAAGGCTATACGCTTCTTAGAGAAAATCAATTTTTACCCATGCAGATTTTAAACAGAAAAGAAAATAATAAATTAGTTTCTGGATTAAGAAAAAGAAACGCTGCTGGAGGAGAACAAGTATTTGATATAAATACAAATGTTCAAAGAACAATAATAAAAGCCCCTACTAAACCAGAAGGCAGCCGGTTTAAAAGATGGGTTACAAAAAAAGCTGACGAGTTTAATGCTAAACCTATAGAGCAACCAGAAGTTAAAGAAGAAACTAAAGCTCCTGTGCCTGATCCTAATATTAATTATAGAGGCGTTGGGATAGAAGGTGGCGGTTATTCTACTACTCAAATTGAAGATAAAAAACAACCTCCTCCTTTAAAAGCAGACCAAGAACAAACACTTTATCCAAGTCAAACTCTTGATAAACCACCTCTTAATGACCCTAGTAATTTTAGAGATGATGGTTCAAAAAAATCTCAAACAGGTTATTGGGGGCGTTTAACAAACCAAATAACAGGTAAAATACATACAGAACTTTACATAGGAGGCGGAGATGAAGAAAGATATCCTTCTGTAACTCCTTTTTTAGAGCAAAAACATATTGATAATATAGTTTCTAATGACTATGAAGGTAAAGCTTATTTATTTCAAGAGACTCCCATAGGCGTAGATACTCTGGAAAGAGCAAGAGATTGGAAACACTATCGTAAAGTTAGAGGAATGGATCCTTTCTTACAAGAAGGAGAACAACCTCCTAAACTTTTTGATTCTTCTACACACATCCCATATGTTCCTATTAACGAAACTAACGGAGTTACTTTTAACGATAGAAAAATTTCAGATAAAGAATACATAATACGATTAGCTTATGCAGAAGCAAAAGGCGAAGGAACAGAAGGAATGGCTTTAGTTATTAATTCGTTTTTTAATAGAATGGGATTGGTTAAAGGAAAACACAAAAGACACACACAGTTTAACGCAACTGAAAACAGTGTAATAGGTTTTATAAGAGGGGAAGGTCAATATCAACCGCATGGATCAGGAGAGTTATACAAAGAATTATCTAATGAGCAATTACAAGAGGCTTCCTCAGCGTATGACTTAGCTTTATCTCCTGATAGATTGAAAAAAACATTAGTGCAACAAGGAATAACAGAAGATAACGTTAAATATTTACTAGGAGCTACCGGTTTTAGATCTCCAAAAGCAACGGCTGATCCTAGTCAGGATGTAAATATTGTTAAATACAAAGGACATATTTTTAATACTGCAGGTAATGATTTAATTAGGTTGCCTTATGATCCCAACTAAAACATATAGGAAACAATATGAAAACAAAAAGGACTCAAGCTAATAAAGGACTATACGCTAATATTAATGCTAGAAAAAAGAAAGGAATTAGCAGACCTAAAAGCAAATCAACTATAAGTAAAAAATCTTACGCTAACATGAAGAAAGGTTTTAAATAATGGCAACACGGAAACCAAGAAAAGGCAAAGCAAAAGTAAAGATTACAGCTAGTGGTAAAAAGGTTAGCTACGGTCAAGCAGGTAAAGCAAAGGGCGGTGGAGCTAGAGTAAAACCTGGAACAAGTAAAGGTGATAGCTACTGCGCAAGAAGTTTAGGAATAAAGAAAAGACTTTCTAAGAAAAAACAAAACAATCCCAACACTCCAAACAACTTGTCACGCAAACGTTGGAAGTGTTCAGGAGCTAAGTCTAGAAAGTAAAATGAGTAACGATTACTATAATGACGATATGTTAATCTTCTACCACGAAGATGATTTAGATAGGGGGTATCGTATTGATTGTAAGATGAGAACTAAGCAGGACTTAGCATGGATAAAGCGCGATCAGTTTCGTAGAGTCTATGAAGAAATCCTAGAAGCATATTTAAAAGGGATGCCAGAGATGCCTTTAGAAGTAGCTATGCAATCTGTAGATAAAATACTAGGAAGCGATATAAGATTTACCCCCGATGAACTAAAAGAAAGAGAGAGTGGACATGAATTTAAACTTACTTAAAGGCGTTAAAGGAATACTAGGTGCAGTAGCCCCGACAATCGGTACAGCATTAGGTGGCCCTATGGGTGGGATGGCAGCTAAGATGGTTGCTGAAGCACTTGGAGTTGATAACGATCCTAAGAAAATAGAGAAAGCAATACAGGCAGCTACACCTGAACAATTAGCAGAACTTAAAAAGATAGATGCAGACTTCGATGTTAAAATGAAAGAGCTGGATGTAGATTTGTTTGCTCTTAAAACAGCAGACATACAAGGTGCAAGAGGTATGTTCTCTAAAGATTGGACTGCGCGTGTAATAGGTGTAACAGTAGTAGGTGGCTTTATG